GTACGAACATGTCGAGCGAGTCTACGCCGATCACGACAGCGGCGAGCGTGCCGACTGGAAAGAGGGTGTCCGTGGCTACGCGATGGCGCTCCGCGAGGAGGAAGCCGACGAGGCAGAGATCCCCGATCCGCTGTACTTCCGTACGACGGCGGCGCGAAAGGACGTGAGCGATGGCATCCGTGAGGTGAAGCGCCGGCTCCGCGTGGACGAGAACGGTCGGGCCGAGGTACACCTCATCCGTGGCGCGCGAGCGCACCAGGCCGATCGCCACCTCCGGACGGACGATAAGCCGCCCGATACGCTCACCGAGATCCAGGGCTACTCGTGGAAGGACGACGGCGACGAGCCGGTCAAAGAGGACGATCACGGTGTCGATGCGATGCGGTACGCACTATTTTCGGAGAAGAAGCTGGGCCGCGCTGGAGCGGGTCAGGGCCAGTACGAGACCAGCGTTCACAAGTCCTGACGCACGCGATCACACGCACCTGAGCGGCGACCAGGCGACGCTCGTCCCACCCACCGCTATGCTGTACATTTATATAGCGGCGGGCATTATTATGCTATGTAGCATGGTAGAACCCGACGACGCTATGGCGCGACCGGAGTTCGAGACGTATGAGCACACGACTGAGGACCCCGAGGACGGGACCGAAATTCTCCTCACGTTCGAGGCCGACGCCGAGCGCGGCGAGATCGCGTGGAGAGCGGAGTGGAACGGTGGCCGGAAGCGAACGGGCCACACCGACGAGATCAGCGCGAAGCACGGAGCGATCATGTACCCCCGCTCACCAAGGATCAACGGTGCGCGAACACAGGGCAGTAGGCTCCCCGAGACGATGCTCGACGCGCTGCGCGAAGACCTCGAAGCGGCGCAGGAACATCACCGAGCGGTAGAAGCCGCCGAGGAGGCTGCTGCCAAGGAGGAGCGCGAGCAGCTTCGCGCCGACCTCCTGGCTGGCGAGCGTCGCGCGACGGTCGCGAACGTCCGCGCGGCGTTCGAGGAGTTCAGCGAGCGGACGCACGGCCTCAACCCCGAGGCGATCCGAGAGGCGGTCGAAGTGGGTGAGCGCAAAGAGATCCAGCGGGCGAACATCCAGTGCCGCGACCGGAACCGAGAGTGCTCGACAGACATCCGGAGCACATACGTCACGCCCGCCGGCGAGATCGAGCGCGGCGAATGGATTCACACGTACTAATGAGCGACCAAAACACGACCACGTTCCGCGTCGAGTTTCTCGACGGCCGGCCGGTAGACATGGAGTTCGATACCGACGCAACCCGATCACTCCGGCGAACGCTCGACCAGGCCACCACAATCGTCGCCTGTCCCGACTGTGGCGACCTCTGCCCCATCACCGGCGGTATCCCAACGACGATGCCTCAGTGCGCCCGCTGCGACGATCCGATGCACGGAGTCACCGAGGTAACGGTCGTCCGCAAAGGTGGTGAGGACGATACTACGCACTCGCCAGAGACGGAGGTGGATCGATGAGCCGCATCGACAGCCAGCAGATCGCCGAGGAGACGGGTGTCGATCGAGACGACGTCGCGGCCGTCCTCAACGCGCAGGTCGAACACGGCTGGGCGTTCTCCCGGTGGCTCGACTACTACTGCCGCCACTACGAACCCGACGAAGACGACGACAAGGGCGAGCAGGCTACCGGCGCGGGGGGTGCGTACTGATATGGGCATGGAGGGCGTGCTCCTCGGCGCTATCCTCGGGGTCGGCCTGCTCACCTGCCTGCTGATCGTCCTCGGAACCTACCTGACCGGGAGATCGTTCTGGCACTGACCAGGCCACGACCGACGAATCGAGCGAGTTTTTTGATTTTTTCGACAAGTAGTTATCAGTAACTATTTGGGTAATAGCGCCTGACGTTCGTGCAGAGCCCTCATGCGAATCTACGAACTAGCGCCGGTTTCCGGTGAATTGGAGCCCGGCGAGAACATTAGCGTCGAGGCCAGCACCGAGGACGAGCACGCGAGTCTGCTGGCGATCTTCGTCAACGACGACGAGCCGGACGAGACCGGCGTCCTGGGTGCTCCTCCGGTGTACGATCTCGACGTGCAGGTCGATCTCGACGTTCACCAGGACGGCGACTGGAAGACCCAGTACGCTGCCGAGGGCGTGACCGAGCGCGCGCACTTCCTCGATCCCCTGCCCTACCGGACGCGAGCAGCGCTCACCGCTCGGGCAGACGAGGATGACACCTACCGGGCTGAGATCGTCGTCTTCGGTGGGCCGTAGGGGGGACGTGCATGGGATTCCTCGATCGCTTCCGGTCGGGTGCCGGGGAGGGGAGTGACCAGGGATCGGGGGCCGGTGAGAGCGAAGACCGCGAGGAGGATGCTGTCAAGAAAGACGACGACGTGGAGCGGCGTGCCTCGCTGGATGCTGGAATCGGTCGGTACATCCGCGACCAGGACGGCCTTCCGAAGCCCTACGATCCGGTCACGCTGCGCGATTTCGGAGACAACCCGGTTGCCCAGTCATACATCGATACGCTCTCCCAGGACGCGGCCACCGCGAGCTGGACGCTGCGCGTCCGAGATGAGGGCGAGGACGTCGACGACACCGCGATCACTGACGCACGACGCACGCTGACTGAGCTGCACCCGGAGCTTACCTTCCGCGACCTGCGCGAGTTATGTGCTCGTGATCTGCTGGAACTCGGCGATGCGGCCTGGGTGAAGCACTACACCCCCGCTGGGAAGCTCGTCGAGGCGGTTCCGGTGAATTCCGCACGCTTCTACAAGAGGGTGAGTAAGTACGGACTCACCGAGGGGTACGTGCAGGCGAGCTTTTCGACCCGGAGTATCGATGCGGAGTTCGAGCTCGAGGAGGTCGTCTGGTTTAGCTGGGCGCAGGGCGGTCGGGAGAACTATCAGTACGGCTATGGCCCCGTCGAGAAGGGGAGCGGCGTGATCGACCTACTGGATGAACTCTCCGATAAAGAGGTCAAGGATCTCAAAGAGGGTGGCCCGAGCGGGATCGTCGCGGCGAAGGACTCCGAGGACCACCCGATTCCCCCCGAGGAGTTCAAGCGCGTCGATCGGCAGTGGGAGCTCAACGAAGGGCAGCGACACCGGCATATCGTCTCCCGTGGTGGGTGGGATTTCACGCCGATCTCGCCGAACTACAACGAGCTCCAGCTCCTCGAACGATCGAAGTGGTGGGTGCAGGTCCTCGGGGCGATCTTCAAGTGCAACGCCTCGTATGCGGGCTACGATTTCCAGAACACGAATCGAGCAACTGACTCCTCCCAGCAGGACGCTTACGCCCAGCGGGGTTTTCGGGTGATGCTCCGGTATCTCGAGGAGGCGATCAACCGACAACTGCTGTGGCCGGACATTAACGAAGACCTCCGCTTCGAGTTCGAGCGCGAGCAGACTGCCACCGAGCGCGAGGAACGCGCCCAGGTACGGCTCCAACAGGGCCGGGCCGCCGAGCAACTGGCTGGCGTCGGCCTCGACGTCTCCTACCGCGACGACGAGCTGATCGTTGACGACGGCGAGATCGAGGTCCAGACCAGCGAGGGGGATGAAGGGGCGGGTGGTTCGGGTGGCCTGCCAGCCGGATTCGCCGGCGGCGCTGGCGATGGTGCGAGCGGGAGCGAGGAGGCGGTTGCACAGAACGCCGATACAGCCAGCGGTACGTCGGCGCGTGCGCTCTCGAAAGCGGAACACGATACCTTAGAAGAGTGGCTACTGGATGCCCACAGGGAGCAAATACAGCCACGTTCGATCGAGAAGATCGAGAAGCGAAGCTGGACCGGCGACCAGTCAGTCCCCGAGTTCGTGATCGAGCGCGTCAAAGAAGCGATCGATCGCGGAGCGGTCTTCCGCGGGATCGACGCGCTTGAGGAGGCGACGCGGGCGACGATCGAGCAGGTGTTCAAAGACCAGCTCACCCAACCGTCGGGCTGGTCGCTGCGGAGCCTCACCGACGCTCTCGGCGACCAGTTTCCCGGTATCGATAAAGACGACTTGGAGACGGTCGCGCGCACCGAGAGCGCAGCAGTGCTCAACTCGGCCCGCGAACAGGGCTACGAGGAGCGATCCGATACCGGCGGTGACCGGGACGCGGAGGGACCGCCAGCGCGCTACCGCTTCGAGTGGCGCGGTCCCTCGGATTCGCGGACGACCGAAGCGTGCGAGGAACTGAAATCGATGACCGACGGTGGCGTGTCGATGCAGGATCTCAAGCGTATGGAGCGGGAGGTCCAGACCAAATACTTCAGCAACCTCCAGTACCGCGTTCATTGCCTACATCCAAATGAGAGACATACATTTGTGAGGATAGTTGACATATGAGGCTAGCGCTGATTAGGTGTGGCGTTGTATCGCCACACTATGCCGTACCGACCGAAGGACCCGGAGCCGTACAGGGATCGAGAGTGGCTGGAAGCCCGCTATCACGACGACCAGCTATCGACCAAAGAGATCGCCGACCTGCTGGAGCGCGAGTACGATGTTGAGACGACAAAAGAGACGATCCGGCGGTGGCTCGATCGGCACGAGATCGAGACGCGCTCGCAGTCCGAGGCGTGCCGGTTGGCGATGGAGAAATCCGAGGACAGACGCGCGCTCGCGTCCCGGCTCCTCGCTGGGAACAGAGAAAATTCCTGGGAAATCTGGGGTCCCGAGAAACGAGAGGTGTTCCGGTCGGTGCTCTCTGCGCGCCGAACTGCCGAGGGCAACCCTATGTTCGGGGTTACTGGTTCGGATCACCCACAGTGGAACCCCGACCGGGAGGCTGTCGAGTTCTACAGTCGGCCCGAGTGGATCGACGCGAGGCAGGACTGTTACGAGCGCGACAAGTGGACGTGCCAGGACTGCGGGGCTCGGGATCAGCCACTTCACGCCCATCATATCACGCCGTATAGTGCTGGCGGGGAGCCGTTCGACCTGGAGAACCTGGTCGCGCTTTGTCCACCGTGTCACTCCGACCGACACCAGTAACGCCCCCAACGAGCGGCATACGTTCGTGAGGATCGTCGATGTCTGAACACCACAGCGATAGCTACGAGATGATAGTAAAGGACCTGAACGCCGACGCTGCACGCTCACCGCGCGAGCGCGACGTCGAGCGCGCCTTCGATGCTTCGCTCCCCAAAGTGTTGGAGCGACTCGGCGATGAGACCGACGACAATCGATCAGCGATGCTCCGGCGCGTGAACAAGCAACTCCGCTCGGATGACGAGGACGCACCCGGACTCAGCCGAGGCACGATGTATAACTGGATCGAGAAGTACGCGGACGACGAGCGTACCGAGCAGCACGGAGAGCAAGATCGATGAGCGAGCAGTACGGTCGGCAGGACGGGCCCTCGAACCGCTCCGCCGATCAGGTCTGGACGGTCCCGGCGTTTTGCTACCGCGTGATCGACGGCGATACGATGGAGCTGGTCACGCTCAGGGCCGAGGACATCTACTCGCGCTGGCCGGCAGCAGTCACCCGGCGCTCAGACGGTTCGGATCTCGTCTCGGCGCTCTACACCGAGTTCGGGACCCAGGGACAAGACGTTCTATAACCCAGGCGGGAGTACGCACGCACGGAATGGCAGCGAGCGCGTGGAGTATGGGACTCACAACGGTGTACGACTACGCCTGGCTTCTCTCACTCGTCTCTGGGTGGCTGTTCGCCGGAAGCGGCGTCTGGTACGGCCACCTGGTCTGTGAGGTGAACGCGGAGTACCGAGAGCGCCGGAAGGCCGCGCGCGATCGGTCACGAGAAACACGCCGATGCGACCCACTTGAGTACGAGCGGGTGCTAGTACAGATGAACGAGGACGACCGACTACCGCGCTACAAGCGCCGGTCGTGGTGGGGGTACGCGATCGGGATGGCGCTGCTGGTCGCTGGAGTGCTTATCTCGCTGGTGGAGCAGAGTGCAATGATCGGCCTCGTGGTCTGGTCCTGGATGCTCGGTGGTGGTCTCTAATGCAAACCGGCCTATTCCGGTTCTTGTTCGCCGAGGGGATAGGCCCCTACTGGCAGGCAGTGCAGCTCGTGCTGACGTTTAGCGGGTTCGCTATCGGGTTCGTGCTCCTCGTCGTGGAGTTTATCACGACCGACCCGATCGACGTCGCGCTGCTCGCGACGGGTGGAACCGCGTTCGTGTTCGCGGAGGCCGTCAGCGATTACGTTCTCTGGAGACACGAAGTGGTGCGAGGGGACGTGCAGCGCGCTGCGAGTAGCGAGGAAGCCGCCTGCACGCTGCGAGAACACTACGACAATCGCTGGTTCGACCGGGCGCTCGATGGGATCTTCTACGGGTGGACGCTCGCCGTTCTGTGTATCACGGTGTTCACCTTTCGCGCGCTCGGCGCGTAGCGCGTCGATATTGGCTCTGTTCTGAGTGGCCGCACGATCGCCGCTGTCACTCCCAGCGAGGGTGTCATCCGAAGAGTTGACGGATCGAATTGTTATGCGAGGGGTTTCTTACATGAGTGATAAGGGTCTACTAAATGTCCGAGACGGAGCAGGAGGCCGATGAGCGAAAGTCGTTTGGTCCGTTCGAGGACTTCGAGGCCTGCGTTCTCGAGTTCGAGGACGACACGGAGGTCGACGACCCGGAAGCGCTCTGTGCGGACATGGAGCAAAACCCTGACGACTACTTCTCGGACGACAGCGCGAAGACAGCGCTCCTCGACCTGGAAGTGCCGGTCGTCTCGGGGGTTGCGACCCCTGCGCAGGACAGCAGTTTCGTCCTGTTCAAGAGCGCTGATTCGGACGCTCCGAGCTCACCGTCGGAAGTGGCGTGGGCCCGCGAGAGCGAACTCCTACTCAGGAAAGACGACGAGAGCGACGTCGACGGAGAGGGCGAGGACGATGCTCACGAGCAGAAGACCTGGGCGGCCGTGCTCATCCCCGGGGAAGCCGACAAGCAGGAGGACGTCATTTCCAAGGCGGAGATCGAGCGCGCTGCACACACCTTCCTGAAAGAGCACCGGCAGGTGGACGTTGACCACGACCTCCTGACCGGGCAGGCCGACCCGATCGAGAGCTGGACCCTCAAAGAAGAACAGACCTTCCAGAGTCCGACGGGGGAAACATCGCGCGAGTACCCGACCGGAACCTGGATGCTCGGCCTGGAGTGGGCCGACGAACCGTGGCAGCGGATTCTCGACGGCGAGCTCACCGGGCTGTCGATCTACGGCCAAGCGGCAGAGATCGACATCCCTGGCGAGGGCTCCGAGGCTCCGGCGAAAGAGACAGCAGACGAGCGAGCAGCAGCGAAGCGCGCCAGCGAAGCGGAAGCGCGGCGCTGTCTCGCTAGCGCTGCCGATACACTCCATACGCAGTTCAAAAGCATACCCATGACTGACGAGGACGAGGAGTCAGGCAAGGAGAGCGGCGAGGACGAGGTTTCCCTCAGCGACATCCACGACCTGACCCAGAAGACGAACGACATCGCAACGAACGT